CCTCAGCGGATTTGAACTTACCGGCATAACGCAGTTCTGACTCGGCGTCTTTTCGAGCTTGTTCATATTTAGCAAGATTGCGTTCTTCTTCTTCGGCAATCAGCTTATCACCAAGCTCCACAAGCCTCGCTTCCTCTGCCTGGCGGGCTTCGGTTACTGCGGGGTCGTTTCCGTCAAAAGTGATTTCAGCCATAGGAGTGGTTTAGTGGGTGACGAGGGTAACTTTACCAAGACCAGGACTAACAATCCTTTTCTTGGGTTCAGGTTTAACTTTGTTTGTTTTTACTGAAGCCTTTCCAGCAGGCTTCCGCTTAGGCTCAAGAGAGGTGACGGTTGCCTTAGGTGCTTCGGTAACTTCAAAGTCTTCAGGATTCAGGGGCTGGTCGTTGAGGTCCAGCGGCAGGTCCGGTGACGGCATTACTTACTTGTGCGAGAGTGTCGGCAGCAGCAGGGTTCTTAGCAGGATCCATGAGAGGAGACTTAGCAAAGTCGCTAGCCTGGTTCATCATGGTAGCTTGCATCTGTTGCTGTTGTGCTTGCTTCATTTCATTGTCACGTTCCTCAGCTGTCTTAATAAGCTGAAGCGGATCAATACCTTGAGCAGCAGCAAGGCGTTTGATGGCTTCATCAGGGTTGATGTACTTCATCATGGCCTCAGGTCCAAGGGACTGAGAAACAGTTTGAAGGAACATCATCAGTGATTCCCGATCCTGACCACGACCGATACCTTCGATACCAGCAATGACAGTTGGGAACACAACACCCTTAGGAAGTTTAGGCAACACACCCGAACGTTGCAACACAAACATCTTCCTTTGAAGATACGGACGCAACAGCTCAGTGGTCAGGTTGCCGTAGATACCACCCAGCTGTTCGTTAAGTTCTTGCTGGGTAGCGCGAATCTCTTCTGCGGTAGTACGTTCAGATTGACGTACCGTAAGAATAAGAAACGCTTCGCTCAGCCGTTGTGTCAGCTGAGTGATCATTTGATATGCCGTTGAGAAGTCAGCCTGTTTGGCTACTTGAACCACGGACACATCTTCTTGACGGCCTTGGATAATTGCTCCGTTTCCGGCCTTTGCCAAAGTAGCAGGCTTAACGGTAGCAGAAGGAGATACCAGAAAGACAACCTTAGCAGAAGCAGCGGAACCTTCGACCATGGCTTGCATGAGTCCCTCAAGCGACTTAAGGTCACCGAGGTATTCTTCAATGCGGCCACGTCCGTAGTCTTCTCCATCAACAATGTTAAAGCGAAGGGGAAGCCAAGGGGTCGTGTTCTTTGGAGCTTTGCCGTAGCTGTCTTCAATGATCTCACCGTCTACTTCTTGGCGCCAACGCCATTGACCGTCTGTGAGTTTGGCCCAAGTATAGACCGCAGCCTCATCTTCACCAACAGTAACATCAATAGAAGGAGTAGCAGTGTTGTCATCTACTCGATTGATAGAGCGTTTTGGCTTTTGAAATTTTTCAGGTAGAAATTGACGGTTGATTGATTCAACAGTAACGATCTCGGTGGGCTGACCATCTCCATCACGGACGACCACATAGCGGTCAAGAGGGTACAGTTTGACACCACTCGAACCCATGTAGACCAGGACATTCCCGGTTACAATCAGATGCTTCATTGCCTGATGTAGGACCACTCGGTCCTGTGATTCGGCAACGTGTTGCATGATAACCCGTTCCATTTTGGACAGGCTCAAGTCGATCTCAGATTTGATCCGAGCATCTAGATTGGGGTCCGAGGCGAGCTTACCGTCGTTGATCTGAAGCTTAAAGAACGTAGCCGTTACAGGGAACAGGCTAAGCATCAGCTTCGAGGCCATGACGTTCGCGCCTTTGGCACCGATTGATTGCCAAGGAGTGGGCAGCTTCTGACCGTTAATTACACCCGTAGGAGTAAGGAGGTAAGGAAGACTGAGGCGAGCACACTCCCTAGCAGTATCAAGAAAGATCGTTCTGTCGCTAGCGAGTCGGGCGTACCGAGATGCGGCAGACGAGTTTTCCATTTAATTATTGAGCAGTAGGGACATTCATGCCAGTAGTTTGGCCGGAGATAGTTCCAACCATAGGCTTAGGAGCCTTGAACGCACCAGCGCCTTTGGTTTTATCCTTGGTCGCTTGGGTCGTTGCTTTGCTTTGAATAGTAGCCACCTTCTGACCAGCACTAACGGGTGCCGGAGGAGGGGCAGGAGGAGCCGGAGGCGGTGGGGGAGGCGCAGGCATCTGCGGCATCGGAGGCGGCGGAGGAGGAGCCGGAGGGGAACCACCAAAACACATTGTTCTAATCTCGATTGGTTTTTGATTTAAGATACTTAATGACCGCAATAGCCCCGGCCTGGAAAGCTAGTTCCCGGTCGGAGATATTACAGTCAGGAAAGCGATCAGGATACATTTCTTCAAGCTCAGCAATAAGCCGAAGAAGGTCTACCTTGCCCCCAACAACCATGGTCAGGGGCAGGGCATCCTCATCTAGGTAGGCCATTTAGCCGTATTGTGGAAGGTCAACGTTACTTGCCTCGAAAAAGGCAGGCATTCTGGCTCTTTGCGTGTCCTTAAGACCGGGGGCCTTACCACGCTCATAGAGGGAATCGGATTGATTCATCCAGAAGTCTTTGTCCAAGTACTTGTTTTCATTGGACGAAAGAGAATCCATCACCCATCCAACAGTCGCTCGGCGTAAGCGATTGAGGCTTGATGTGGACTTGAGGCCCAGCTCGGAGCAGACCATCGAGTGTATGGCGACGTGCGTTTGCTCGTCTCTGCTGATGTCTGCGGCTGTGCTGCGGATTCCGATGTCTCCATTGAATCGGAAGAAGGGGAGGATGACGAAGAAGACACTGCGCTCAAGGATAGCTGCTTTCAGAATGGGATGCTCTGGTGCGTCTAGCCAAGCCTTGAGGATGTGCTTTGCTTCATCTTCATGCTTCTGGTTTGCACCATGGGCATCAATGACATAGTTCAACGCTTGGTCATGACGCTCTTCATCCAATTGATTAGAAAGAAGAGCCTCTCGTAGACCAGGGGTGTTGGGTAGTTCGCGCTCAAGTCCCTGCTGAAGGAACTCTCGCACAGGAAGTTCTAGGTGGCGGAGGCCAAGGGCGCGTTTAAGTGCGTCCTCAGCCCCTTCAACCACCCGTCCCTTTTGAACAGCCAGAGGCGTCCATTTACGCTTCCGGCTGACAACTTGATCGTAAGGCGACAGGATTTGGCTCATTCTCCGCAGGGGATACAAATTTCGTTTTCTGGTTTGATTTTGGGACAGCCGCAATCAGGATCAACTTCTTCTTCCTCAAAGCCAAAGAGATCACGGAAATCCTCGTCAAGAGCGGCGAGGGCGTCATCCTTGGATTGAGTATCAGGCATCACCTGAAGGGAATAGTAAAGACTTGTCTGAGGAGAATAGATCCACTCATAGATAAAGTCTCGGTCATAAGTCACAACATCAGACCAGCTGTTAAAGCTGTATCCATGGAAGAGCAGGGTGTTCTGGAAGAGACGGATAATACCATCAGCCACTTCCTTGTAGGCATCCCAACCCACCTCAGAGGCGATCTCTACATCCGGCGGGTAGTCATAAGACTGGACTCCGAAAGTCCCACTATCCCTATCGACGTGACGACTGATAGGAGGGGCCAACTCTGGGGCAGCAGTATAGCCACGCAGGTCGATGTTGTTATAAGAGCAGGAAGCCGTAGGCGCGATAGCAAACGCCCGGTCCATGTTGTGGAGTCGAGCAATCTGTGACGCAAGCTCAATGGCTTTTGCAAGTTCAGATACAAGTCGATATGCCGGAGTGTCCTCCGGTTGATGAGAATGGAATTTGGTTAGGGCGTTTCCAAACTCTTTATAAGTTACGCCGTTCTGGCAAAGGAAGTTAGCCAGACCAAGAATCCCAAGACCAACTTGTCGGTCAGTCTCGGGGGGAAGGTATTCACCAGTTTCCCCCACACCTGTTTTGGCGTGGAGGTCAATAAGACTGGTCATCCCTTCGGTAAACGCTTCAACAAGATCCTCGCGTTTGCAAGCACCAAGGTTGACATGCTGAAGCAGACAAGTGCCACGACTGCGGAGATACACCTCAAGGCATACATTGCCGTAGATGCGATTCCCGAGAGAGTCATAGCGGATCTTGTTAAGCCAAATGTCGCCCTTTTTGATTCCTTCAATAGTGGCGTCAATCAGCTCATCGCTGGCATACTTGAGGAAGTTTTCATCAATATCAAGACAACGCTTGACCCAAGGCAACTCAGTACGAGAAGCATTGACAAACTCAAGTGCATCACCATGCGTATAATCGAGGTGCAACACACACGCGCCGTTCTTGTAATGGCCGCCCCTACGAATTACTTCGTTAAGAGTAGAATAGATACGGCCAAAAGATACCGGACCAGAAGCGGTCAAGCCCTTGCCGTTCTCGTGTCCATTGGGACGGAGCTTAGAAAGGTGGACGGCAACACCGGCACCATTCCGCAGGGCGTGGCTGACATAGCGCCAGCTGGCCTCGATACCTTCCGGCCCCTCCATGCTGTCATCTACAACAAAGACAGTACAGGACACCGGCAGGCGGGACTCTGGGTTGTCAATCCAATTTTGAACACGGCCAGTGCGTGCAATCTTTTGAGGGGTGGACATTTTTGTAATTTTAATTAGTTAAAGTTAAGGGTTTCTACAGTAATACAGCCATCCCAACGACGCCAAACACGAGTAGGCTCTCCATTCAACATTACTAACGTTTCGGCAGGGGGTTGACCAACTAAAGCTCGTGTAATGTTCAGGTTATCAGCCAGCTTGTCACGTTTAGCAAAAAGGTTGGTCAGTTTATCTTCAGTTTTTTTAATATCGTTTAAACATTTTGTTAACTGAGTCAGTGTCATTTTTAAACGAGATCAGTGAGGGTAGGGGGTTGGTAGTTGGGACCTTTAAGTACTTTACCATCTTCACGACGGATTGGCTTACCATCTTCACCAAGCTTTGACATGTTGCTTTGGTGGACACGGTT